CCAGCAGTACAAATCTCTTTAGATAAAGCTAAAATATCCAATTCACTTAAAAATAAGATTACAGAAGAATTCCATTCTTTGTTGACTTTATTAGATTTCAATAATATAGGACATGAAATCTTTAGAAGGTTTTATGTTGATGGTAGATTGTATTATCAAATTGTTATTGATGAAAAGAAACACAGAGAAGGTATCAAACAGTTAAGATATATTGATCCAAGAAAGATCAGAAAGTTTAGAAAAGAAAACAAACAGAAAGATAAAAAGTCTGGTGCAACTTTGTATACAGGTGCAGAAGAATTTTATTACTACAATCCAAAAGGAATTGTTAACAATACATCTACTGGTGTAAGAATAGCACCAGGAAGTATATGTCATATTACAAGTGGTTTAATTGATCAAGCAAATAAACTTTCACTTGGTCATCTTCATAAAGCAATGAAACCTCTCAATCAATTAAGAATGTTAGAAGATGCGTTGGTAATTTATAGATTGTCAAGAGCACCTGAAAGAAGAATATTCTATATTGATGTAGGTAATTTACCTAAAATGAAAGCTGAACAATATCTAAGAGATATGATGATCAAACACAAAAATAAAACTGTGTATGACGCTTCTACAGGTGAAATAAGAGATGATAGAAAGTTTATGACAATGCTTGAAGATTTCTGGTTACCAAGAAGAGAAGGTGGTAGAGGTACAGAGATTACAACATTACCAGGTGGACAAAACCTTGGTGAGATGGATGATGTTGAATATTTTAAAAAGAAACTTTACAGAGCTCTTAATGTTCCAATTGGTAGAATGGAATCAGAACAAAATTTTAACATTGGAAGATCATCAGAAATTACAAGAGATGAATTAAAGTTTACAAAATTTATTTACAGACTTAGAAATAGATTTGCTATTCTTTTTGACAATTTGTTGGAAACACAATTGATACTAAAAGGTATTGCTTCAAGTGCTGATTTTCAAGATTTAAAAAATGACATACATTATACATTTGCATCTGATAGCCATTTTGAAGAATTAAAACAATCTGAATTAATGACTGAAAGGTTAAGACTTCTTGGTGAAGTAGATCCTTTGGTTGGAAAATATTTTTCTACTTCTTGGATTAGAAAAAATGTTTTAAGAATGTCAGATGAAGATATAGAAGTTATGAAAGCCGAAATGGAACAAGAAGCAGCTGAAAATCCAGAAGATGATGAATTAGAACAACAAGCAGCAGATGAAACTCAACCATCAGGTAATACAGATCCAGAGCCAGTTCAACAAGAAGAGGAGTTCAAACCTAACCCAGTTATGTCTGAAGAAGAAAAAAATTTAGTTAAAAGAATGACTAAACTAATGGAAGATACTGCTACAGATTTTGCTGAGGGTAAGGATGAATGAATTAGAAAAAGCTAAAGTCTTAGCTACAGCAATCAGCCTTCAGAAAAAAGAGTTAATAAAACTTAAAGAAGAGATTGATCAAAAACTAAACAACTTATCATTATTAGAAGGTCCAAAAGGACAAGATGGAGCATCTATTGTTGATGCTTATATTGATGAAGGTTGGTTAAATTTAGAATTCAGTGATGGACAAAAACTTATAGCAGGTAATGTTGGAGTTAAAGGTCCACAAGGTCCAAAAGGAGATATAGGTGAACAAGGTCCTCAAGGTGAAAGAGGATTTATTGGTGAAGAAGGTCCACAAGGACCTCAAGGTGTTCAAGGTCCTATTGGTCCAAGAGGTTTAAGAGGTGAAGTTGGTCCTCAAGGTGAAAGAGGTTTAGAAGGTCCACAAGGTGAAAAAGGTGAATTAGGATTACCTGGCGAAAAAGGAGATAAAGGTGATCAAGGTATTCAAGGTATACCTGGTGAGACTGGTCCTCAAGGTCTTGAAGGAAAAATTGGTCCTAAAGGTGATCGTGGTGAAAGAGGACCAAAAGGTGAAACTGGAGATAAAGGAGATACACCTGATCTATCACCAATAGAAAAAGATATAGATAAAAAATTTACTGACTTACAATCTACCGTAGAGGCAAGAATATCAAGAGCTAATCTTGGTGGAGGTGGTGGAGGATCTGGTGAAGTTAATTTATCCAAGTTAGATGATGTTGACAGAGATACTGCGTTGACGAATGGCTATGTTTTAAAGTATGATAGTTCTAGTGAGAAGTTTATTGGTGCACCTTCAGTAGATTTTTCTGCTAATGCAACAGTTCAAAGTTTAATTCCTGATTCAGATGATACCCATGATTTGGGATCTGAAGATGCCTCATTCAGAGACTTATTTTTGAGTGAAACATCAATATTTTTTAGGTCAAGAGGAAGATTTGGAAGAAAAGCTAGTGGTTCATCACAATTAAGAAAATTCTTTTGGAAAGATGGTAGGCTTTATATTAGACCTGCATATTATGATCCTTTGTTTAAAAAACTAGGAGAAGGTAAAAGTTTTGCCATAACTGATGATAACCCTAATTCTCAAGAAAAACAAGCTAGTACAATATTTACAGGAGATTTTGGAGCTGTTACAACTGACAATTCTGTTGATGCATTTGGTAATGAAGTAAAAATACCTCAATTTGATTGTGCACAAGCAGGTGAAAGTCAAACAGTTAATTTAGGTGGAATATCATAATTATTTTTTAATATAAATATATTGTAAAAATAAAGGAATAAATTAAAATGCCTACACAAGTACAATTAAGAGGTGGATCATCAACAGAAAATAATTCATTTACTGGTGCAGTTAGAGAAGTAACTGTTGATACAAGTAACAATTCATTACGAATACATGATGGTTCAACAGCAGGTGGACACAGACTATTAACAGTAAGAGAGTTTACTGCTAACATTGATCATCAAGGAACATATCTTCAAGCAAACAACATACTTACTGCAGGTCTTGCAGTTAAAAATGATAATCATGTTTATACAGTAACAGTAGGTACTAAAACAGGTATACATCCATTTCAGGGTGGTAGTTCTAGTGCATATTTTATAGATGGTGAAGAAGCTCCGCATATTTTATTAGCACCTGGAATTACATATTTGTTTGATCAAAGCGATTCAACAAATGCAACTCATCCATTAAGATTTTATACAGATGCTGGTAAAACAACATCATATACAACTGGTGTAACAACTAACGGTACTGCTGGTTCAGCAGGAGCTTTTACAAAGATTATTCCTGATGCTAATACTTCATCAGTTTTATATTATCAATGCTCTTCTCATGGATATATGGGAGCAGGTGTAAGTGTAGTTAATGGAGCTAATCCAGCTTATTATCAAACTGCTAATGCATTGTCTAATTTAGCTAATACTAATTCATTTATAAAAAGTCAATTAGCTAATACTAACTCATATATAAATTCTAACTTAGCAAACACAAATGCTTTTATAAAAAGTCAATTAGCTAATACAAATTCAGCAATAGCTGATAGAATGCAAGTTGCTAATACAACTTTACTAGTCAATGATAGAATGCAGGTTACTAATGTCAACACATTAGTTAATGATCGTATGCAAGTAGCAAATGCTACTAGTTTAATAAATGATAGAATTCAAGTAGCAAATGCTACGTTATTGATTAATGATAGAATGCAGGTTGCTAATACAACTTTATTAGTCAATGATAGGTTACAAGTAGCAAACGCTAAGATAATAAATTTGAAAGATGTTGTTCAGGGAACAACACCAACTAATGGTCAAATATTAAAATATGCATCAGGTAATAGTACATTTTATTTTGCATCAGAATCTGGTGGAGGGGGAGGATCTTCATCATTAACTGGTTTAAATGATGTTGTTCAAGGTGTCTCACCAACTAACAATCAAATACTAAAGTTTAATGCTGCCAATTCAACATTTATTTTTGCAGCTGATTCAACTGGTAGTGGTAGTGGTGAAGTATCTAATAGTTATTTAACTTCAACATTTACAACTAACACAGCATTTCAGTCAGCTTTATCAAATACCAACTCATTTATTAAGAGTCAGTTAGCAAATACTAATTCATTTATTGGTACAAAATTAGATTCCAGTTCTTACACAGAAGCTGATGTAAGATCAAAAGCTGCATTAGCTAACACAAATGCATTTATAGCAACTAAACTAGATTCAAGTTCATATACAACAGCTGATGTAAGATCAAAGGCTGCATTAGCTAACACAAATGCATTTATAGCAACTAAACTAGATTCAAGTTCATATACAACAGCTGATGT